TTATCGATCGACTTACCTGCGGGTAAGAAAACATCGACAACAGTTCCATTTGGGCCTTGATACTGCGCGACACCTTCTAAGCCCCGCCCGACTATTTCCCGTAACCGATCCTCTGGCGTGTCGACCGCCCAGTCCGATCTGGCACGATCGATAGCACGTTGTGTTAAATCCTCTTTGGAAACTTGTGTCCAGCCTTCCGGTAAATCAGACGTGCCGCGCTTACCGGCATGGTCTTTCTGATTATGGCGGCCATGCTTCAACACAATCTCACCATCGGCGTTTAACTGGATTTCGATCGCCTCACCATCAACAAGCCGGTAATACGGCCCGTACTCGAAATCGTTTTCCTGCTTACCCACAGACTTAGACAACTCAGGCTGCCCGACAATCAAGGCGCTCGTGTTCCATACAACGAAATCGGTTTGATAGAACTGATCACCCCTCACCGCCCCAATGCCCCGTAACCCGTGATCAGTGATCGGATCGAACATGATCGAATAATCCCCACGTGGTGCCGGATCAGACAAGGTCTTCGGCACAAGCATCGGCACAACCGATCCCTGCGAGAATCTCTGCGCCCGAGCCTTATCAGTCGTGACATACGTGCCGGGGCCAACCTTTCCGTCACCTATGTACGGTGTTCCCTCGATCATGCCGCGCTCTAACCCCGGCGGCCCGCCTCTGTAGACAACAGTGAACTGGTCTTCTCGTGCGGCCAGACGCTCGAATGTCGCGGCGTCCACGCGTTGCGACGGTTGATCCCAGCCTTGTTCTTTCACTAATCGTGCGGCGCCTGTCGGGTTAGCGTGCTGCGTGTCGAAGGATTCACCGCTCCTGCTGACGTATCCGTAGCCGTCTTCACCGAGAACCGATTTGTCTAGTGTTTTCCCTACGCGACCGCGCTCGATAGCACTGTTTGCTATGTCATCGTCGCTTCGTGTCGTTGAGCCGCGTCGCCCGTGTGTTGATTGATCGTGACGACCATGCTTCAGCACCGGCACCAGCCCCGGACGTAGCAGGATCTCAGTCATTAGGTGGCTCAGCGCTCCAGTAGCCACGGGCGAGGATCGACACGAGCGGCTTCCTCGCTATCTCAGTGCCGTCGGGCATAAGAATGTGACCCCAATCTAGGTCATCTTCGTTGTAATCGTAGATCAGGCGTGCGCCGTCGGCTCGGAAGGCGATTGCTTCGCCGGGTTGCGCGGGTTGCATCTTCATAGTCATAACCTCAGTTTATCCGTGATACACGATCTCGATGTCGCGTGCTTCAGCAGCCTCGACTAACGCCTCAATATCAGACGGATAGCCTCCCGTGACGTGAATACGAGCGACATCGTCAATTTTTACGCCACCCTTCACCTGCGCCTCGATGTAACGTCCCGGTAGCCGCTCAGAATCCACTCGCTTGATTATCGCTTCTTCACCCCGCACTACGCTCTGTCCTTGATCAGACAAATTGTTCCACCCCATAGAACCTGCTATCGCTTGCTTTCTTGTGATCGGATCACCCGACATCGGGATAGGCGTGGCGTAGGAACCGAGTGAGTCACCATCAGTCATCGTTGCGCGTTCTTTCGTTTCGGGCTTCAACTCGAATCGCACATTCCCGTATCCATCGGCTCCCATCATGACAGGATTGTTGAAAGCGACATATCCGTAAACAGGACGCAGATTCGGATCAAGGTTGGGATGCAGATCATGAGAAGCGAACTCCTCGCGGCGTCGAGCATCGTGCGCGACCGCACCGTTCGAGCGGTTCGTCTCAAAAACGGTTTCGAATTCTCCCTTATCGAGGATACTCGCAGCGTCTCTAGCATCGGTTGCAACGAAAACCGTCCCTTTATTGCGGATAGTCTCGAAGTAATCGACAAGATCATCCTTTTGGGTTTCGCTTAGCCTCCCGGCAGCCTCCTCTTGCCTCCACTCTCTTTGCTCGCGAATCATGTACCCCTCAATCACTGTTTTCTTCAGTGCTTCAACAGTGGCCTCATCATTAGGCATCAACCCGTTTCGACGCTGCTCAGCCCGCGTGAACTCATTAGCCTCAAACCCGAATGCGGCAGGGTTCTGCTGAATCGCAACGAGATCTCTTTTCCTAATTCCCGACGGTGCACCTGTACGCGCCGTGTCAGCGATCCGAGCAGCGGAAGCATCCACATCCGACATACCACCACGCCCATGCGTTTTCTGATCATGCTTACCCTGTAGGTGTTTGATGACGACGGCAGATTTCGCCATATCCTCGGCTTCCAACCGATCCAACTCCGCAATCCAACTATCCATATTCTGCGACGGCAAACCAGTAAGACCACGAGACGGCGGAACAATCACAGCCGTACAACGACAATTCGGGTGCGCCGGAGGCATCGAACGCCCATTAGCGAACGTCCCATTCCACGGAACACGAGTACCCCGCATCTCAGTGCACTCAGGACACGGCGGCCCATAGCGGCTCCCAAGCGGCGCAGTACGCCATTCCTTCTCAGCCCGAGGGTCAATAAGACCCGCACGCTCCGTCGCCTGCCACGACGCCTCACGCCCGAAATTCTGTGCCTGCTGAATCTCCGTACGAGCAATCATCTCAGCCCTACGGCGAATCAACTTACGGCGATACTTCTCCGTCATTGAATCCGCTGTCGCCTGCGCCTTATCCGTATCGAAACCGTCACGAATCAGGCGGCGAAAATTCTTGTCATTGAATCGTTCAACCGCGCGAGCCCAACGAGGATGCAACCCGACAATCTGCCGCAGCGACCGTGCCGTCTGATCGACCGTGCGAGGCGTAGTGAAAGCCTGAGAGATAGTCTCACGAATAGCAAGACGATTCGACTGGTCGATAGCCGTCACCAACTGAGCAGAACGGGTACGAGCGTAATCCGTTGCCTTCTGATTAATGAACTTGAAAGAACGCTCGACGGGGCTTTCGATGACGAACTCGACATCCGGTATCTCAGGCAGCGTGGGCCCCGGCATGATGATTCCGCTCGGAAGTACCCGACCGTCATATTCCAGTGACAGGAACGGGTTCTGCCCAACCCTCGGTGCGTTACGGATAATTTCACGCGCCTCAGCCGTGCCACCCGAGAGAACCACGCTACGCATCGTGTCCTCTAACAGGCGACTCAACTGATCTATGTTGATATCAGCGAGAAGACGCTCCAACAGGTCAGGATCCAGATTAGCGATAGCCGCCGCGTACGCGTCCGTGTCCAAAGTGGAAGACAGCAGGTTCATGACCGTCACTAGACGGTTCACGAGACGGTTCTCTGTCGGGGTTAATGGTTGCGCTGGTGGGCCGCCACCGGGTTTCCGGCGCTTACCACCAAAAGTCAGCGCCACCGCCTACTCCTCCGGCTCGTCAGCCCCACCCTGTTCCGGTGCACCACCACCGAAAGCGGGATTAGCGCCGGGGAAAGCGGGCTTCTCGGGCACGACACCCGTCCGCTCTGCAACGATCCGCTGCTGAGGTGGCAACGCCATGAGAGCCTTCGCATCCTCGGCTGACATGACATCAGTACCCGTCTCCTCAATGTTGTGGTTCGCCGGAGGCAGCCCCGCCAGATCACGCAAATGATCTTCAAGAGTCGGATCCGGTGCAAGAACCCCAGCCGTAGTCATCTTCGACACGAAATCAGCGATCTCAGTGAGATCCACGTGTGCGACCTCACTGTACTGCAACGCCGGTGGCCGGTTAGCGTCCATGCCGTTCAAACGGAGCAGTCGAGGAATAGCGTGCTGGTTCACGGTGTCGGCGATAGTCTTCGCGATCGAGTCAACCGACATCGACCACAGATCCATTTTCGTCGCACCCAAAGCGAACGACCCGACACGATCCTGACCGAGCAGAATGAAGTCTGACAAGACAGACATAGCGATCCGCTGATCGAGTCGCGTGATCACTTTATCCGTGTCGAACTGACGGCTACCGCCGCTGGAGAGCAGTTTCAAGTCGAACAGTGGCTTGCCGGACTCGTCATACACCTGCGGGAAAACGATGCCCTCGTTCTCGTTCCGTTTAATCGAGGTGACGATCTGCTTAATCGCGGCGAGCACCGTCTGCTGGTCAGGGGTGGCAGCGCTCGACAGGAACTCCGGTGGCACGTAAGCGATAGGTAGACCGGCGAGATCCCGCTCGATACCGATTGCTTCGATTTCCTCGATGCGGCGCTTGAACCACCACGGACGGTAGGCGTTACGGAGCAGGGAACGCCCCTCAGGGTTGTTTTTCGCTGCCGTGGTACGGAACAGCAGAGACTTCTCAATCGGGATGTCTATGCGTCCATGCCCCGTGTAAGGGTCGACCTGCTGGAACCCTTGAATACCGCCGTCATCGTCGAACGTCCACAAGTACAGGGTTTCTTGACCACGGATCGCCCATTTCCGCCAGCCGATCTTCCCGTCATTGAACTTCGACCGCTTCGACGGATCCTTCTGATCGGGGCCGACACGACGCTTGTACACGATTTCGTGGAACGACCACCCGTAGACACACATCGACAGGATCTGCGACAGGGTCGAATCCCACGAGTCGCTCATGTCGTTCAAGCAGGATTCGATGAACGTGGCAGTCTCGATATCGGTCTCATCAGGGTCACCGTCAACGGACTGATCCTTATACGGGTCGACTCGCCATTCGAGGCGGGTGATCACTTTCTCAATGGCGTAAAGGACAGCGCCGATTACGGGATCGTTATCGGCCATCTCCCGGTAGGTTTTGATCCCTTGGATGCCTTGAAGGCGGGTTAGGAATTCG